GATGCTCCAATATTAATATTAGATGAAGCTACAGCCTCAGTTGATAATGAAACGGAGGCTTTAATTCAAAAATCATTATCTAAAATCACCAAAGAAAGAACAACAATAGTAATAGCTCATAGATTAAGCACTATAAAAAATGCGGATAACATTGTAGTTATTGATAAAGGTAAAATAGTTGAAAGCGGAAAACACGAAAAACTATTAGATCCCGTATGGGAAACCGTAAGTATGAAAATAAGGAAATATAAACCTTTCCTAAATATTAATGTATTCAACTTTAAAAAAATACTACGGGAAATCGTAAATGAGTGATTTTTTTGATTCAGATATAGTTCGTCAAGAACTACAAGAGATAAACGAGTTGCAAATGTCGATTTATCGTAATGCGATGAAGTTTGGAACTTTTAGTCGTGAAGATAAAGTTGAACACATTGAAAAACTAACTGAATTATTAGAAAGACAAAAAGTAATGTACACTCGCATTAGTCTCTCTGATGATAAAGAAGCGATTGATTTAAAGAATCATTTACAAAAATCAGTTGAACTCATGGGTTTTCCAGAGGGAACTGATATGTTATTGTTATTTTCTGGGATGTCAAATACTATTGAGAATATGAAGTCCCAACTTGACACTTAATTATTAATCTGTTATAATCCAATTATCATACTATCCAATTTATCCGAGGTATCCAAATGTCTTTTAAAGACCTAAAAAAACAATCTAAACTTGGCTCTCTAACTGCAAAGTTAGTAAAAGAAGTCGAGAAGATGAACAACACGGGCGGTAACGCTGATGACCGTATCTGGAAGTTAGATGTAGACAAAAGCGGTAACGGTTATGCTGTTATCAGATTCCTACCTGCACCCGAAGGTGAAGATTTACCATTTGTAAAACTATATTCACACGCATTCCAAGGTCCTGGTGGATGGTTCATTGAGAACTCACTCACTACTCTTGGACAGAAAGACCCAGTTTCTGAGTATAACTCATTACTCTGGAACAATGGAACTGATGCTGGAAAAGAAACAGCAAGAAAACAGAAACGTAAGTTAACTTATGTCTCAAACATCTATGTTGTAAAAGATCCTGCAAATCCTGAGAACGAAGGTAAAGTATTCCTATACAAGTATGGGAAGAAAATCTTTGACAAACTTACTGCAGCGATGCAACCTGAGTTTGAGGATGAAGAAGCAATCGATCCATTCGATTTCTGGCAAGGTGCTAACTTCAAGTTAAAGGCAAAGAACGTTGCAGGATACAGAAACTATGATAGTTCTGAATTTGCAGCACCAAGTCCTTTACTTGATGATGACGATGCAATGGAATCACTCTGGAAGAAACAATTCTCACTCGCTGAAATTGTTGCACCAGACCAATTCAAGACATATGATGAGTTAAAGACTCGTTTAGACTATGTTCTTGGAAACAAGAAGTCCGCTGCACCACAGTTTGAGGAAGAGGATGTTGATCGTGGAGAAGCAGAAGAGTTAGTAACTGCTGCTGTATCAAAACCAACTCCTGCGGTAGCAGAAGAAGAGGATGATGCACTATCATACTTTGCAAAACTTGCAGAGGAATAATGAAATATAATCAAATCTGCCTTACTCTTTTAGTAATTGCAGCTTGGATTAATTTAATATTTAAGTAGGAGTCTTCGGACTCCTTTTTTTATGGATTGACTGCGTTTGTATTTTCTGTTGCTGCCAATGAGGATGTAATATAATTTGAATGTTTATCGTATCTTACAACATCTCGTAAATCATTAACAAATGTATTGATATATGAATTTTTTAAAACGTCTATCTCTCTCTTCCTCTCATTCAACTCTATCTCATGTTGAAAATTTGTAACTGGGAATGCTATATTATCAGTTTCTACACTAAATTCATCTTTATCATCAAGTTGTGAATTTCCAGACTGAGATATTAAAGTATAAGTGGTGTTAAATTTTGATGATGTTCCATCAATTTTAAATTTTTCATCAACAATTAAATTTGGTGGCAGTATTTGTCTTCCAAGATTATCCTTTATCTCATATGTTTCATAATGACGAATTTCGTTCATTGCTGTCTCAGACCCGTATTTTGCGAGAGTATGTTCATATACTTGATAGTCTTGTAACGGCCACTCATTATTAATATTAGTGATTCCAGCGACGAGGACAACAACATAGTCTAATGATGAATCTCCATATAGAGATTCTGCAATAGTATCAGGACGATCACCATCACCAATAACAAACTTATTAAACACTGACACATTATCTTTCAAATAATCTAATAATTTAGAACGACGAAATATATTTTTTATAATTACATAATCTTTTGATGAGTTTTTATGTAATAGAGGTGATTGATATGCAATATCAGGTAATTCTCTAAAATATCCCATTAGAATCCTACTCCTTCTTCATCTGACATGTCATTATAATCTTCATTATAAATTGGATTGAGTTCTTTGAACGTCATATTCATTCTAATATTAACTGGTGTTCCACCCTCATAACTAGCATATGTTCCAGCATTTGTATAGTTCACGTTTAAACCAGTAAGAGCACATAATTTGAATGTATTTAAAAATGGATGATCCTGACCGTTATGTAAATAACGAAGTGAAAATACATCAGGAGATTTCAAAAATACTCCTTGTGCTCCACCACCACCAGTTCCTGTTTTTGGTGCCATCGTCTGCTTTAAGTGTCTTATTATCATCTTCACTCTTTTTGCCTCATCAGCATTTCTTGGGGAAAATGTTACACTAAAAGGAAATGATCTTAAATTTACTCCTTGAAATAATAATTCAAGATTAGAATTAAGTATTTGTCCAGTTGATCTTGAAATCACACTACCAGGACTTACATTTCCACCAAGGGCATTTATTGCTGCTCCACTTATACCAGCAAGAACAGCATTTTTTGTATTATCATCTAAACCAGGTAATTCAATACCCTTTTGTAGAATCTCTGAAACTTTTTGAAAGGAGTTACCAGGATTTCTCATTACATTATTTGCAGCAGCAAGTCCTGCTAGTTGAAATATATTTAAACTATCTTCTCCCCAAGTTACACTATTAGAATCATTTAATTCTTGAGGTATTGGTAATTCTACATAAAATTTTGTTTTTTTATCAAAATGATTTGCATTACTCATTCGAGTATTTGCCTCATCATAGCGAATCTTCAAAGGTGATGAATAATATCCTGCCTCTCCTGTTTTTCCTTCAATACCAGCAATATTTTTACTGGCAAGACCTTTACCCATATCATATTTTGTCACTTCTGAACTGATTCCCATACCCATACCTGGTTTTGGTGGTGTATATTCAATACATTTAATTAAAAAAGTATCTCCTGTTTGTTCAGAGGCACTTCTTTTAATAGGGTAACTGAGATAATATGGACTCATTTTTTTTGTCTCAGTTTCTGTTATTTGCTTTGCACTTCCTACAGTTTTTGTGCTTCCTAAAAATTCTGGTTCTTTTCTTCCATTTATACCACCAGTTCAAGTCTGCATCTGTATATGCTCCACTCGCTGCAAATTCTTTTTGTAATTGTCTGTTCGCTTCTGCATCCTGACGAAAAGTTCCTAACTGACCTCTTTTCTTAGCTAATTGCAAATGTTCAGTTCTTGTTAAACCCCCTCTTTTCTTTCGAGCAGCATATGATCTACGATTACTTGACATGTCGACCTAATTTTTTAACTATTTAGTAGTATTTTGACAAAAGGTAAAGTTCTTAAGTCTCTGAGTTCCATTTCATCTACTTGATACAATCCACCAACTACTTCTGGAAAGGTATATTGTCTCATTTCACCCCAATGATAGTTCAATCCTTTAAAACCCCAAGAAAAAACATCAGTTACTGCAACAAGTGGATGTGAATCATACACGATACCTGGTGTTTTTGCTTGATATACAAAAACATAAAAATTACCTGCCTCTGGAACATTACTACCTTCAGTCAACACTTCGAGTATATCTGTTGCTAGATCATCAGCACTTTCATTACCAATAAATCTCTTCATTATAGGATCTATACGACTCATATGTCTAGTTCTTTCTCTGTAATTACTTTAAACTCCCACATTCTGTCTGCACAGTATTCTCTAGCTGCTTTCCATTTTGCTTGATTTCTTGCATATTCAAATGCTTCACGAATGTAACCTTTGGTTTGTCTCTTTGGTTTCTTTGGTTTAGTTGTTTGTTTGAGTGGTTTAACTTCAATCAGGTATCTTTTTATTTTACCTGTATTCTCTTGCACTTTTATATAGAAGTCTGGAAAGTATCTATGCACTCGACTATCATGAGGTGAGATATAAGGGAGAGCAATCTCTTCACTACCCCATTCAAGTATTTTAGTATTTTTATCACAATACACCATAAATTTTCTTTCCCAAAGTGATCTGTAAATAATATTAGTTGGATCACCTTTATATTTTCTAGGAAAGGATGGATAGTATTTTCCCCTATAAGCCATCTAAATAACTATACTATAGAAGTATTTAGAGTGCCAGCACCAAGACCAAGAAGAATATCAGATATAATGCCTAAGTTACAGAATGTAGCTCAGACATCTAATTATTTTGTAAGATTTTCATTACCACCAAGTGGATTAAGAAATCATTTAAGAAGAAAAGGAATAGATTCAAGATTTATCGCTGATAATGTGGGATTATTATGTCATAGTGCTGTTTTACCAGGCAGTGCATTAGCATCACAAAATATCACGGGTGATTATCAAGGTGTGGTTGAAAGATTTGCACATACTCGTAATTTTACTCAAGTTAATTTTGAATTTTACGTTGATAATGAATATAAGTCGATGAAATTTTTAGAACATTGGATGGAATATATTACGGGTGGAAATCAAGTAGATCCTGGTAATGATACTTATTATTTTCAATTAAATTATCCAAGAGATTATAAATCAAATGATACAACAATTGTCAAATTTGAAAAGGATCATC